AGAGCGATAGAATGACCACTAGAATCATACTTCAACCACTCGCGGATGATAGCCTGTGCGACTCGACCGCCATCACCAGATACGTCCATACCAAATTTGGTAGGTTGAACTCCAGAAGCCCGGCATAGCTCGACTACTTCCTTAGCTAGACCAACTTCAAACTCAGCGGCTTCACGCGCAGATAGCTGAATGACTTTCTGACTTTCTAGCCACATAACACGATTGCGAGTCCCGCGAATGAAACCCAGTTTAGCTATTGTAAGCACACACCTATCTCCACCAACCGTAAAAGCGGTATCGAATCCCGCAACCTTGTGGAATCCTTCGGAATCCCAAAGCGGTTCTTCGTTGGTGTCAGCGTTACGAATCAGATCAGCGGTTAGGATTGTTTGTGCAAACCCCGATTTAGGCCACCAACCGATAGCGTTACGAACGTAGTCAATAGCATTCTCGTCTCCATAACACTGCTTGAGCATGACCTCTTGTTTTTTCCGATCCATCAAGAACGGGAATGGAGATGGTTCATTTGCGGGTGCAGCAAAGTTAGGCGAGCGCATACCATTGTAGAACAAGCAAACGCCAGTCTCAGTCTCCCACTTATCCATCTCTGGACTGACAGTATCAAAGTTAGAAGCACCTTTAGGCATAGCCCAGCGGGTGTGAGGATTGTCACCAGCAGATGGGTTTCCAATACCAATAAAAACCACATCATTGTTAGCAGATAAGTTTACACGGGCAGTAATTGCGCCTAGTTCCATTTCGGGCAACTCATCAAGGGCTAGTCTAATCCGATCATTCTTACGTCCACGGGTAGTATCAATGGCCTTCTGACCCTCATTACCAGATTGAAATGCGAGAGCTTTGATGGCATTGCGATAGTCCTTATCCTCATCATTCGACCCGCCACCCCAAACGATCATGTGGCGATAGTCAATGAGCTTACCAAACTGAACAGCGGCGGACTTCCACAACTTAGAAATGATACCCCAGATACGATCTTCGGACGCACCAAGAGTAGTAGTAGCAACCCAAGACGAAGTGCAATGCGGAGCAGAACACCAGTCAAGGTAGACCCAAAGACCAACTGGAAACGACTTTCCCATCGAGGCCGCGCCAGCCAAACAGATGTCATCATTATTACAGAGTTCCTCAAGAGTTCTAAGAAGCTGAGTATTCGTATAACCGCGATTGACAATAGAAACTTCAGTAGGCCATTGGAGTTTTACTGCCTTCAAGAAATGTTCGTATGGAGTAAGCAATTTAAAATCTGAAAGATTTATATTGTGCTTGTTGCAGTAATCTTTTCCGTATTCTCCCTTGCTAATAGCGTAGCAGTATAGCTCTACACCTAGCTCGTCCATGTTCTCAGGGAATTTGATACCGTACTTTTGGATGCCTGTGTTTCCAGAAAAAATTCTTGACATATCAATAATAAAATATATTTTCCAACTAAAGGCAAGATGAAACTCAAAAATAGAAACCTATCTCCAGTCGGTGGATTCTACTACAAGTACGAGATCAAGCGTGATAAACTCACCTTCCCAGCCGTAGTCTACGGAAGCACATGGAGCAACTTGATTTCAAACATCCAAAAAGATTGTCGATCAAATGGAGTAGAAATTCCAGAAAACCTTGAGCAACTTGTCGAAGATCAAATATGCCAACGCCAGCCAAGTGATCGTTGCTGGTATGCTGATGGGATTGGAGACAGAATCGCGCAAGCAATCCATACTGTAGCAGCGGTTACAGACAGGGTACTTGGCACTAAACTAGAACACAAAGCAAGGGGATGTTCTTCTTGCAATCGACGCAGGAATAGTCTTAACTCATTATCGTAAACGATAAAAATGGAAACTATCGTAAAACAAAACTATAAAATATTATGTTAAGCATCGGCAATGATAATTTCAGTTTGGCAACCCTAGACGAAAACGGCAAGCCGCCAGCAACCCGCATCTCCAATGCCGATCACGCTTGGAACATAGCAAACAATTTAAGGCAAGCCAATGTAGGCAGGGAAAACAAACGCTTACGAATCTACAAAGCATATAAGATGTTCCCACCTACGGGGTACAGCAAGATTGCTGAAAAGAAACTACCTTGGCAATCGGACGTTAACTACGGACAACTAGGATTCATCGTCGATAACCAGAAGGCTAGTTACTACGATGTCATTACAGAGCGTCAGGCTTGTTGCACGATCAAGACTAAGTTCGGCAATGAAAAAGAACGCCTTGTAAACTCTGAGAATATCTCAACGGCATTTGACCAAGCAATCCGCGAATGGCCCGGCTACCTCTATAATACAGAACAAGACCTAGAGGAAATGCTTCTGTACGGAAAAGGTATAGGGATGTGGGATAGTCCTATGGGATGGATGCCAGAACACGTTTTCCTTTCTGACCTTCTCTTCCCAGATGATATTCGTATCGACTTTTGTAACCTTGAGGAATTTGTGCGCCGTGTCCGCCTTACTCCTTACGAGTTGTACAAAAAGATTGAGAACCGCAAAGCCGCTGAAGCAATGGGTTGGAACGTAGATGCCGCTATTGACGCTATCCGCTTCCACCGATCATTCAGTAACCACAGAAAGACCCGCGAAGACTTCTTCCGCACAATCAGCGAAGCAGGATTCAACTGGAGTCTTTCGGTCAACCAGAAGATTGATCTCTATGAGGTGTACTGGAGAGAGTTCGATGGTACGATCTCGAAAGCAATCATCCTACAGGACTACCAACCTATCGCTCAGTACATCAACTCCAACTTTAAGGGTTCTGGTAAACTGAGTGAAGAGGATGTTCGTAGTGAGCATGGATTTATGATGTTGAAGATCGGTGCATATAACTCATGGGATGAGATTCTTTATATGCTTACTGATTCGGTTGGTTCTGGTCTTTTCCAAGACATCAAGAGCCAAGCGGAATCGGCGTTCGTTGCTTGCCGTCAGTATGACTTCACGATGAACGGATTGGTAGACGCGGTTCGACTCAACTCAATGCTGATGATTGAAGGTCAAGGGCCAGACTCTACTAAGATGTTAAAGCAGATGGAGTGGCTACCAATCTCGGTAATGCCAGATGGAGCGAAGTTCATCCAGAACCGCTTCCAACTCCCAGTAGCAGAGAGCATGGGATTCATGCAATTCTTCATGGGTGATCTCTATCGCGGAATGGGGCAGTACCGCATCAACGCTCCTACGGGCGGGGGAAAACAACGAACCAAAGGCGAAGCAGAACTAGATGCCGCTGAGTCCGCCAAACTATCTGGAACACAGATTCGTCGATTCAACGAGTGCCAAACATTATTCTTCAAACAACTCTACAAGCGGTTCTTAAACTCTAAGTCCAGCGACGATGGGTATGAATACGTTAAGAAGTTCTATGAAATCCTAGAGGAAATGGGAACTCCCAAAGAGGCCGCGCAATTCAAGAACATTACTAGCATCCGTTCTAACCTTATCAATGGTGCGGGTAGTCCTAGCTTCAAGCTCATCACCGCTGAGAAGCTATTGCAGATCACAGCTATTACTCCAGCAAACGAAGGTCAAGAGAACGCTGTTAAGGACGCTATTGCCGCACTCTCTGGGCGCGACAACGTAGCTAGGTATCGTAACACTAAGCCAAGTAAGATTGACGATACAATGCGAATCATTGGATTTGAGAACGCTGGCATGACGGATGTATTCGTCAACCCAGCTAACTTCCCAGTACTACCAACTGATCCACATATCGAACACGTCTCTGGTCACTTGCAGGATATGATGATGCAGATTCAAACGAGTATGCAGATGATCCAAGGCGGTCAACCAGATGTTAACGAACTGGCTAAAACTGTACGTTCTATCCAATTCAAAGGCGGTCACATCATGGCACACGTTGGATTTATTCAGAAAGACCCATCCAAACAAGATTTCCTTAAGCAATTCATGCAAGGGATGCAACAGGCTCAAGGTGCAGCAGACGAAATCGCTGGCGTATACCAAGAGATGGCACAAGCCCAACAAGGCAAACAATCTTCGGAAGAAGAACTCAAGCTCCAGTACCTCGCTGCAAAATCTGGTATCGAGATCGACACCAAGAAGAAACTTGC